GTAATAAAATTAGATGCTACGGCTTCATCAGAGATACTAATGGAATCAGAAATAGATAGGGTAGTAAGAAGATTACGAGCTATGCTATCTTGAATAGAAATAGAATCAGAAATAGGAATAACAACAGGAAGTAGAGAAATTTGGATTACTAGATTACGCGTAGGAGAATAATTGCCATATTGTTTACCAGATCCAGCTATAACAATTGTCTTACCAGAAGTTGTCATTGCCGCTGTAGTCAGAGCGGCTGTTGGCAAATTACCACTTGCAACTGATAGTACTATTGCTAATAGATTATTAGAAAAAACTGTGAGTGATTTTAAGTGAGAGTAATTACCATACTGATTACCTGATGAGGCTATGACAACTGTTTTTCCGGAAGTTGTCATTAATGCAGTTGTATAAACTGCACTGGGGAGATTATTCATAATTATTTATGAAACTGCAACCCATACACCACCTCGAACAACTGAGGCACCAACACCAACATTATTTTGTGTAATATTAAACCAATTGTGTCCGTTGTCTGTATCTGTTGAGTCACCAGCAAATGCATCAGCGATATAAATCATGTCATAGAATTGTCCTTTAATTTTTCCTTCATCTGTAAAAACAGTTAAACCAACAGAGAGTAGAATATCAGCTGTATTGATGTCATCATTAGCCCACCTGTAATGCCCTGCACGTCCAATATTAGCATCTGGAAGTCCCATCACTATGAGGCTTGGACAACCAATAGCATTAGAAACACTAGAGCTATTTCCATTTTCAATAAGACTAGAGTTCCAAATTACTGCTGAATTTGGGCTACCAAGTGTGATAGTAAGGGTCATAGCTGTTCGAATACTCGCACAAATTGAAGTACTAGTATCACTGGCGCCATTACTAAACATATAACCATGATCTGTAATACTAGCCAAAAGTGATGGAACATTTAGCATTCCAGCCATCACAAATTCTCTTGCTGCTGATGTTACTCCAGTGAAACAAAGAAAATGATATTGAGTAGCTATAATTCTAAATACTTTTGCTGCGGCAGGTAATAAATTACCACCAAAGGTAGTAGAATTAGTTCCTGCTACTGACCCTGCTTGATTCTCAATAGAGATCTGAATGCAATTTCCACGATTATCCTTAACCCTAACCCTAATTGGATTTGTTACATTAGTCTGAGTGGCGCTTTGTAGTAACATTGATTCGGTATTAAGTGTATGTGTGCCACTTTGTGATCCAGAAGTATTGATATTTGCTCCACCTAATGTAGCGGCTAGATTGAATGTATTAGCATCAATATATTTAACAAAATATACTGTATTTACTACTAAATTTGTAGGTAATGCACCAGTAGTTTGTAAAATAACTTTTTCCCCACCGAGTAAACCATGGGTTGTTAAAGTAACCACACCAGGGCTAGCAATGGTTACTGTAAAAGTACTAACAATTCCTGGTCCCTGTCCTGCGGCCACAGCAACACTTGTCCAACCAGCGACTAATAATTGTGTCTTGATATTTAATTGGATATCAGAACGCACACCACCCGTAAAAGTAGTGTTGACATAAGTTCCACCAGAAAAAATAGTTGCCATAATTCCTCTAAGCCTTTGGTTGTGTAAAAACAAATGCTGAAACAGCCACAACTGCCCCTATTACAATTGAAACCGAGTTAAGATTAAGATTAGCACCGGAAGTTCCAACACTTCCATCAGAAACAGAAGTCGTTCCATCACTTTTATATGTCCGATACCATGTTGCTGTTCCAGTTGCATTTGCGCTAGAATCTGCTGTGATTGTATTTGCATTAGTAATTCCACCCGAAGCGGCTGCAAACGCTGTTGCTCCAAATCTCAATTCTGCAAGAAGTACTTGTGCGCCAAGGGCTGTATCTGCATCAGTTGGCTGAGTTCCGTCGTAAATTCGTAGGTAGCCATTATTCAAAAGAACACTGTGAGCATCAGCTTCGGCATTTACGGTTGTTTCAGAAAGTTTGAGATTCATTTTATCCTCTTAGGGCCAAATATCAAACCATTTATAGCCCCAGGCGTAAGAATATCTTTACGACCATCTCGTAACATAATATAGCTCGTTTCGGATGGGTAAAATTCATCACTGAAAAATTCTCCCCCACCAGATGCACCATATTGTAATTTCAGGGATGCAAGACCAGCGGTGTCTTTTTTTACAGAAGCTATGCCTTGGATTGCTTTAACAATTGCATTAGAGGGGATATCCTCCATTGTGTATAAATCAAGATCATTGACTAGGGTACTAGAAACTGTGGTCGTATTACCATCTGGTGCAATATCTTTTACATTTAACCAATTGGCCACTAATGGAGAGGGAATCCACATACTAGTAGCTGGTCCATCTGGGCGAATAACATCAATATTCACATCCCCATAAAATCCAATCGCGTCTACATAGACATCATCAACATAAGTAGAGGCTCCCCCACCTCTTCCTTGAATATTAACCGTCGCCCAACTTGCATGTGTATGTAAAACACCTACAAATGAAACAGATTCTGTAAGTACAACTTCTTCATTTATTCTTACAATTACTGAAATCCCAGATCCAGAAATTTCAGCCTTCATTTCTATATAATACCATCTATCACTCAAAAGTGGTGGTGTAAATCCAAACCATAATTGGGGGGGAAACCAAACATTATTAGTAGGGTCATTACCAGATGTATAAAGTCTTCCATCACTGGCACACATTAATGATACACTAACATTGCTTAAAACATTAGCGAACTTAAAAACAGCATTACCTGGACCTTTAAATGCCCCACCAGCATAGAGAATAGCATATTCACTATTGAAAGTTTTTGATATCCCACTGCTTTCTACTCTTGCTCCCGCTGTTCCCCTACGCCCATTACCAGCAGAAATAGTTACGCCACTACTCCACTTCTGTACGCCATCTGCTGTTAAATAATGATCGAATGAATCGAGGAATGGTAGATCAGGCATTTGTTTTTGTATCCAATTTTATTGTCAACCCATTAGCTGAGCCGCTCTCAACTGTAAAATTTAATTGATCTCCACTACTTAAAGTCCGGAATGGGGCAGAACCGGAATAAGGATGCATTTGATCTTTTGGGAGTGACCTACCAGTCCAAGAATTTTTATTGCCAACAGTGATTTGCAGTGTTTCCAGAATTACCCAACTGTTTCCATAATCGGGGGTAATTACTATATTTACAGTGAGATCGGTATCAACAATAGCTTGAGGGGAATAACAAAAATTGACGCGTTGATATTGAGTTATGTCTACACTAAAATTATTTACAGCTACAAGTTTTCCAGGAGAGGCAGTAACAAAATCTATTTGAAAAGAAAACTCACCTGTACCCGTGAAAGTTCCCCCATCCATTTTCTTTTGGATGAATACACTAGTTGGTTTAAGCTGGCGTAAAGTAACAAGATCGGTTGGATCGGTTGCATCACCAGCATTTTTAATTTGTAAGCCGCGCTGGTCCTTTGCTTTGGAAATTTGTGTGTCTTTCCAATCCAAAAGTTCTTTGAGAACAATTTGAGCATCAGTGAGACTGTTGATTGCTCTCATTCTTTGGACACCAAACTTTCAGTTTTCCACAACCGCAATCGCACCAACGGCTAGGCGCAAATCCAGAAACAAAAAATTTTGTAACCCCATACATTCCATTTGGTCGGAGACGCATAGACTCGTGACGCATCTTGTCATACTTAGTTGGCTCGGGACCTGGATTGATTATCGAATGGGAAGCCATTTGCTTTGTCCTTGCATACCAGAAGTTTGAACTTTTACGAGTACATTATAGCGATAAAAGGGATCTGCTGTTGGCCCAAGAGTAAGTCGAAAGATATCAGTGTTCACGTTTTTTGGAAATATAATTTCACAAATGTTGTCACGTCCGGGAACTACATCAAAAGTTCCTGAAAATTGAGGGAGAGTATTCACCAGATATGTCTGGCTTTCGTCTCCCCAAACAGAATATGGAATTGTTGTAGTTGTGCCAGTTGGAATAATTTTGACTCGAAAACCAAAAAATTTCCCAATCTTATCAAATCTCTGTGGACCAATTTGATCATATTTTTTTGAAACAGGTAAAACTTCCACATTCTCTGGAGTTCCCATTCCATAGAATTCAAAATCGGATGAATTACATTGAAGAATGCCCCCAAAATCAACACCAAATACATCTGTATTGAAATAATGGAATACTGTTATCTTAGCCGCTGTGTTGAGAATAGTTGGAATCAAAGCAATATTATCAACAATTGGAGTGAAAATAGCATTGGCATTTTTTGTATCAATTGTAAGGGGGAGTGTTCGGATACGCTTTGGAGCGGCTACTCCGAAATTAGAATTTGGAATTCGAAAATATCTTAACCTATCTGGTAGCGTCTCAACTTGTTGTGGTACAATTACACCATAGAATTCAAATGGAACTACTCCAAGCGATTTAAGAGTTCCCCCAATATCCACTCCAATTATGTCACCATCGGATTGGGGGAAGAAATAATCAACGGTTTTTTTATCTGGAGTATTATAAGTGGCGGGTGTATGTGAAATTCCATCCAAAATTGGGGTATATACTACATCAGCCCCACGGGTCAGAATTTGAAATTTGTAACTTGTATGGCGCTTCCGATTGGGTGACCCGTAATTGTTTGGGGGAATTACTAAAAATGTTGTGGGTGTAGGAAGTTTTTCACTAACACACTCTTCCAAATTCAAGCCATAAAATTCAAATACTCCACCAGAAAGAATTCCCCCCATGTCAGTGGCAATTGCTTCAGAAGCAAAGTAGAAGATGTAAGTTAGTTTTGTTCCAGTATTTACTACAGCCGCTATGGCCCAAGCTGTGTTGTCTAAATAAGGGGTAAATGTAATATCACTACCAAGCGTGTCGATAGTGAAAGCAAAAGCAACCCATCGCTTGCGAGAGATTGTTCCAAGGTTTGTTGGAAGGATGCGTAAATAATCAAGTTGTTCTGGGCGGGGTTCATACTCTATTGTTGCTTCATATAATTTGAATGTATAGACTCCATTCACATCTGAGAGTTGCAAAGCGTAGCGAAAACCAAGGGTCACAATAGCTGCCGAAAGGGGAATGTAAATTGTTTGTTGACCAGCAGCAGAAACATGCCCTAGATTAACCCACTGTGACTCGTCTATCTCTGATACACCTTTACCATCTTTTTGTAAATCAACAGAAATATCACGCCCCCCGGTATCCAAAACTAGCTTTAAGGTGAAAGTATCTTTGCGATTTCGTGGCTGGCTATTTGCATCGAATACTGTTCTTAGTTTAAATTGGAGCCCCTGCCCCCCATCCAAACCATAACCAGGAATTGAATCCAAAAACCAAGAAGTTCCGTCTCCATATGACGCAAAAATTTCTCCACCCTGAGTCGAATAGATTTTGAGAGGATCAGTGAATAGAAGAGAGTATGTCTTAGTTACTGTATCAAAACAGTATAGCAGCCGCGTCATATCCTGACAGGGAACAGAAAAATAAACTCTGCCTCTAGCGGCTGCTATACTGTATGAAACTTCAGATCCGTCGTAAATTGCAATTGTCGGAACACCATGCACAGCGGTTGTATGTATAGTTCCTGCAAGGATTGAATTTTGGAATAACGGACGAAGTTGTGGAGAAACATTTACTGAATTTGAGCCAGTAGTTACCCGCAAACCGTCAGCCGCTATGTAGTAAAGTCCATTATCAAAATGACAAACATCACGTGAAAGTGGAGGATAAGCTTCTCCAATTCCACGCATGTTTACATCGATGGTGCCATCTGGCAAATCCAACATTGTGCCAGTAATTTCGTAGAGATCCTTTGTAGTTGCAAGAATTAGAACATTATTTGTTAATTTCTTTAACCAAAGATTCTTCTCTCCTGGATCTCCACTTGGTTTCAAAGTATACCGGGTGTCAACCGCATCTGGATTTAGCCTGTCTGACAAGTACAGACTTCCAGATGTCATGTACAACATTCGTTCGTTGTAAATACCCTCAATTGCAAGAATATCTTCTAGAAGTCCATTATCAGTATCTTGTGAATTAAGCGTCTTTAAAAATAAATTTGGCAACAAAGTACCATCAGCATTGAGTTGAAGAACTTCAGTGTCAGAAAGTGTGTCTTTGAATGTGTGACCATAATCACTCATTCCTACAAAATTATATTGATTAAGACTAGACTTATTTAGCGGCTGACCTGTATTTGGATCAATCCCCAAATTTGAAACTGATTTACGATAAAAATAATGCTGTGTTGTATGCGTATCTTTTTGAACTGGATATAAGTTAACTGAACCATTCATTACAACAAAATTTTTGGGGTCACCAATGATCTGTCCAAGAATTTCTCCTGGTGCAGATACCGGACTCTTCGCCAAATAATGTCCGTCATTACAAACATCTACTTGAATATAGTTGTAAACACCATTCAAACCCCCATCAATACCACCAGCAATTGTGATGTCTCCAAACTCAACTGTGGCGTCTTCCGTAGCTACAACAACGAATCTTACCCCTATTACTTTCGTCCAATCCTTACTTTGATCTGATCCAAAACGAATTGCTTCACTTCTCTTTGAAGTTAGAGTACTTTGAGTATTCAAACCAGATTGAAGTTGGTCAAAATCATAATTTACTTCATAATAATTATCATATGTTGTCTGATCTTCTGGATCTCCATCAAGAATGAAATCAAGCACAACTCGTTTGATTATACTTGTAGGTTTGTCAACAACGGTAAATGGAAACGAGATAATATCAGTTCCAGGATCTGTAGCTGGACCAGAACCAATATTTGTTGTGTCTGTACTAAAAGAACCATTCGTACACATCTGCCCAGTAAAGAAAGTTGTATCAAGAATTATTTGAGGGCTAGTTCCAGTTCCAACAACAATTAAGAGAGGACAGGGGAGTGTAATAATTCGTTGAGAATTAATTAATCCCGACGGGCCAGTTCCAAGTATATTGGTTGGTGTAAGCAGTCCTAGCGGCTTAGGGGCAGAACTTACTGGATCTTTTACACGAAGATTTCCTGCGCAAATAAGTGTATATCCGTATGTATCACCAAATGAACAAATATTTGTTGGAGTTCCCCCACCAGAAATCATCATATCTGTTTCGCCGGCTAAAGGGGAAAATGTGGAACGACGAATCGAATTTGGTGGGGTACCAGTAGAAGTCCAAATGTATTCCTTACCAAAAATTACTTTTGAATAAAAAGAGCTATAATAACCAAATCCCGTTCCTCCAACTTTCTGTTGCCCATCAATAAGACCAATTACGCCAGTTTTGTCGATACGGAGATTATCCATCCGCAAAAGACCTTCGGGATCTCCGTTTACAGCGTCGTTATTAGGAAGCCAGCCTTTTGGCCAATTGGTTTTGGTGAGATTAATGGCACACCTCCGGAAAATTTAATTTGGCAAATTCCCCATAGAATTCTTTAGCTGCTTTATCATATACTTTAGCAGCACTAATCTCGTTTCTAAAACATCCGAGATATCTATAAACCCCAGCACAAGTTATAGAAGCTATAAAAATCTGATTTATTCTGTGCCAATACACACCCTTATATTTTGAAGTTGGGGATTTCCCAACTTTTCGTCTATTAGCTAATTGTTGAGAATATGTTGCTAACCTTAAATTCTCCTTTTGATAGTCATAGATATCTCCGTTTTTGTGATCTAGTGTTAATTCATCAGATTTTTCAATAATTAAGTTGGATAATAATTCATGGGTGGTTGATCTTGGATATTTGTTTGTTCCATAAATTCCCCAAGAGTAAAGCGATATACGATTATAATCTTCATCGTCAACTTTGATGAACTGATTTCGATTATTTAGCTTTATTTGTTTCACTTATCTTCTTCCAGTTGAATTTCGTCACTTACTTCAATTTGAATTTCAGCCATTTGAGCCGCTTCGTCAGACTCCAATTCGTGATCTAGCTGAATTTGATTCTCTTCAAATACATTGTAATCATTTTCATTGCATGTCATTAAGATATCTCCTTAGATAACTGTCTCTCGTTGAATTGAGAATAACGTTGATTTCATCCGATAGCAATAAGCTGTCTCCATAATTTGAGAAAACAAAAGAATTTGATGCGACACACATAATAGAATCGAAAAAGACAAGAGATTCAATCGCAGTGTGTGTGACATTCAGAAAAATTGAATTTGGAGAAGCCACCACACCATCAGATATTAAAATTGTATCTGAAACTCCCAACGCCAAATTCAGAGTAACCAGACCCACGTCAGAAATAGCAATACTGTCTGAGAGGGAAATATTTCCAGTACGAGAAGCTCTGACTGAATCTGCTAAACTAAGGGAATCCCCAAAAGTTAGTTCAAGCCCGTGGGTTGAAATTTGGATGTTATCAGAAAGGAATAATGTGTCATATACTATTGTTCGAGTGGGAACAGCTAAGAAAATAACGTCAGAAAGCGACAATGTGTCAGAACTTGAAACTGGTCGTGACAAGTTGAGCTGTTGTGCATCTGAAAGACTTATTGCATCAGCAACTGATTGATCTGGCATAGAGGCTATTCCTTTGTTAGTTCAAGAAAAGAGCCATTCAACTCACCACCAAAAGTGACTAAAACTCCAGTTGTGTCGAGTAATTTATGTAGATTTATCACAACTTTACTTCCGGATTTTGTTACCCTTTTCCATTCAGGGAGGAATCGCTCAAAATCGAGAATACAGTCGGATACTATTGTGAAGTCGAATTGTTCTGCTTCAAAAGGAAGATTATCAAAACTGACACGAAAATCTGCACCAGGTTCTTGGAATTGTGTGCATCTAGTGACATCATAAGTTTCGTCAGAGAGTGGAAGTGGTTGGCCCAAAAGTAAACATTTCTTATCTTTAAGAACTCCCTTTTGTCTCATCGGAAGACTGTCAGAGGGGAGTTCCCATTTCTTTCCCGAATACACATCATGGTGTTCACAAATTACAGATGCGTCACAGAAAATTCCGGCACCGATGTCAGCGGCTTTCTTAAGAAACCAAAGATCCTCAGTCCATGCTTCAGCAGCCGCTATGCCATCAATGAATTTATCATCATCTATAGTCTTGAACCAAGGTTCTGGGATTTTCTCAAAAAGACTCACTCGAATGAGAGTGCAATCCATCCCCAAGCCAGAGCATGGGAAAAACTCGCCAATTTTCCAATCCCAGTAGCTACCCGATCCATTCTCTACGAAAACAAGTGGGGCTGGTGGATCTGCTTTCGCACAATACACTCCACCAACAACATCCACATTTGGCATATTCTCCATTCTGTAAATAAGCTGGCGGAGAGTGTGTGGAGGTGCAACTACATCATCCCCAAGAAAGAAAATGTACTTACAGCCTCTCTCCAGAGCGGCTTTCGCAAGAGCATTCCGAGCATAGCCAATTTCTTTTCCCATTACAATATTGAAGTCACAATTAAAATTAATGGGGGGAGACATACTTTTAAAATTAAGTGCCCATTGCAAAGGAACAGGACGACCCAAAGTTGGAATTGCTATCATGAGAGTAGGACCAACATTATGGAGTACTTCACTTTTAAGATTCATTTATTTTCCGATCAAGAAATCCATCTAGTCTATCTCTGACACGTTGAATTTCACGAGTAAGATCATCTAATTTAGCTTCAACACCAACAATTTGTTTTGTTTCTTTACGCATTTCTGCAACATCCAATTCTAAGCTTGTAAGTCTTCTTTCATTTTCCTCCCATTCTTTCTGATTTCGATTTATAACCTTCATCGCAGAATAAACAACTGCAAATAGGGTTAAACAGGATAGAACTAGCTGTATCCAATCTTTTATCAACAACATAAATTTTCCTTCCCCCTAACCAGAAATTGTGTAGCTAATCGTAAGTGTATTAGAGGTAGTTTTCGAGAAAGAAGTGAAAGTTGCGTGTCCCAACATTGTAGCTGAGTTAGCGGCTGAAACGTTAAAAAGTCCAACTTCGGCCAAAGTCGTATTTCCTATATTACTAGCAAAGCTAGCTTGCGCTTGCCAATTAGGAGGATTCGCTGTAAGTGTGGAAGTTACCCAAGTCCCAATTGCAACACGGGTTACTTCACTTCCAAGCAAAACATCTGCTGTGGCCGGCGCGGCTGAAGATGTCCCAATTGCAAGCCAGCCGATTACTTGGCCAGTTTGAATGTTATTTGACTGTAGCTGGCCCAAAACCCAACTTCGGCCTTGTGTAACAACTACATTGTTTACAAGCCGCTCTTGCAAGATTTTGCCATCCAAATCTCGGAGAGCAATTCGGAGAGATCCCCTCAGTTGGATAACTCCACCAATTTTTCCGTCTTGTGTCTGCATTTCAAAATCTCCCTAGAAAATTACTCGTTCGAAATTTGGTCCCAACATTGGTCTTGGATAACGGTAGTTTTGTGGGTCCAACATTCCATCACCAAGTGAATATTTTTTAGATACAAAGCATCCTTCATTGATCTGTCTGAACATACCAATTAGGAATTCATAACGTTTTTGATAGTAATTAGATGCTTGGAAATCCTGTCCCTTTCCCTCAGCCGCAAAAGCCTTCCAAAGTACATATGCTTTTTGTGTACGTCTTGCGATATATGGTGGGAGAGAAACTGTTGGTTTTGTACCAGTATCATCTGGTTTTCTCCAATATTCAATTATACAGGAAGGCGAGTTTGACGTTGGGGAATAAGGATCAGGTTCACCAGAAATTGTAAAAGATTCATCTGGTGTGGGGTAAAGACGAATATCATATGCATTTGTTGGATGCATCGCATAAAAAAGCGGGCGGCTTTGAGATGATTCAATATTGAGAGTATTATTGGGGGAAACAAATATAGTAGTGGGAGTAAGAAGCTGTAATTCTTCCCAACTTTGTGGTTCAAGAGAGCGGCTACGCCATGTCACACGACGAAGTGAACGAACGTAAGTTGGGAGTGTATAAACTGAAACTCTGGCAGTAGTTGCAAGACATTCTCTTGCCCAAATACAATTTACATCTACTGCAATTTGGCCAATTGCATCTGTAGACCACTGTTCAAGTTGTGAATTAGCCCAGATTTGTGTCATTGTTTATGTGATTCATAGCCCAAATAGCGGCTTGTGTACGATTGTTAATTCCAAGTTTTTTAAATATACTATGAAAATAAACTTTAACGGTTCCGGGAGCCAAACCAAGTTCATATGCGATTATTCTATTTGATTTACCGTTACCAAGACAGCTTATTATTCTAATTTCTGTTGGGGACAAATAAACCCCCCCAGTAAATAAACTCATCTGAATCATTTCAAACCCATTTGTCGATTGGGATTTCGCTTGTTACGCATAAGAGTACGGAGTGCTTCCAAATTCTTGAGATAATCCTGCATTACATCAGAAGCCTTCCCCCATTCTTGCGCTTGTTCCCACAAATCTGTAACAGAGTATAATTCAAGTGCAGTAACGTGTTCTTCTGGAATTGGCACTTGTGTGGTGTCAGAAAGGGCTGGGGCGGCTGCCCTGTAGAAAATAAACATTTGGCCATAATTTACAACACCAGGCTTGAGCCAAATTGCCACATAGCGATGATTGACAGGACAAAAATAGTAAGGAGTTCCATAACAAGAATCCCAATCCAATCTCTGTTGGTTTAGCTTCCGCAAGGAAGTTGGAAACATCCAGCGACGAATGGTATTGTTCCACATAGCGACCAGACCAATGTAGTCTGGAAGGAGGGACAACATATCATAATAAGTTTTATTTTGTTGAAACAGAAGAGTGGCTGATTTCCAAATACATCCAGTGTAAGCGCAAACTTCATCGATACCATCTTGAATACTATCATTGACAGCTTGTGTGTCATAGTAGATAGTATTGTTGAATTGGTTTTGAAGTTTAGCCGCTATGTCCAACCGAGTGCTCATTACCAACGTCTCTCTTCTCTTGGTTCTTGTTCAATTTCTTCGTACTTCAAGCATTTGGTACAAAAGAAAATGTCAATATGTTTCCAATGATGCCAGGAGATTTCTCTTGTATATTTTTCTTTGAACACAAAATTATGTGGCAAGCTATCAATACACAACTCTTGAGTTGCCATCAGACTCTCACCCTCTTGAATTTGTGACTTTCCATATCTTTTTTAATTAAATCTTCGTACCCAATAGGTCGAGCGGCTTTCACACAAGAAACAATTGTATTGAATTTTTCATCTCGTTCCGGATATGACCTTACTGCGCCAAATCCCCAAGACTGGAGTTTCTTAACAAAATCTGGGGTGTGCATGATTGTGACATGTGCATCTCCCGGATAAAGCTGCCTGCCGTAAATTACGTTTTCCCAAAATTCTTTCTTTCCCTTGTAGTTAGTTTTCCAATTGTCAACAGCTTTCAGAAATTCCGGGTAGGATACAATTAGAGTCCCACCGGGACGCAGGAGTCTCCAAATTTCAGTAAATAATTTTTGATGTAGATTTCTGTGGATATGCTCGATACAGTGAAACATCACTATCTCTTCGGCGGCTCCCGTTTTGTATGGAAATTTCTCCAAGATATTGTGGAGTATATCCGGTTTGCAAGAGGCTTCCCCATCTATGTTAACATAATCGGGTAGTTTATTTGAGCCACATCCCAGGTTTAGTTTAAGGGGTTTTTTTGACTTTGGCACTCAAAACCTCTCTTACTTCGGCCAGATACTTTGGTCCACGGAAGTTTTCTTCAGCAATACCAGGCTTACCGTACTGGGAATCCCAGTATTTTGTGTAGTTTTTCTTATTGTCCTCACTGATAATCTCAGACCAAAGAATGTGACCACAAACGATACTGGTATCAGCTACGATTTTAACATTTGGGGCTTCTTCTTGAGCCTTTATACAAAAATAAATGTCTTCTGTATTTGAGACTCCAGTTATGAAGTAAGGTTTTGAGAGCTTTTTGAGTAATCCCGTTTTGATTAAACAAGTCGAAAATCCAACAGCCCCGCATGAAATTGGACCTTTCTTCCGTGGGATTTTATTCAGAGGAGCGAGGCCTGTCTTATCTTTATTCCACATAAAAATCATGTGTTGAAATGGGTAGCCACGAATTAGAACATCGGCAGCCGCTATGTCAGTATCCAAAGCGATGAGTTTATCGAGAAAATCAAAAGGCTGTGGCAGAAGCACATCATCGTCAATAAATAGAAGATGGGTTGCTTCGATATCCAAAGCTACCTCAGCGGATAAGTTTCGCATTCTATCAATTGACATACGAGGGGGATTGACAAAACAGAAATCTATGCTTGGATAATGTCTTCCAAATCTATACCACATTTGACAATGATTTGAGTAAGCTGCT